CCGGCTGGCGTGCCGCGATGACGATCGCCTCGGCATCAGCCGCATCATTTTTCTGCCGCTTCACGAACGGGCGCACGTATTGCGGTGCGATCAGCTTCACCTCGTGCCCAAGCGCCTCCATCTCACGAGCCCAATAATGTGCGCTACCGCACGCCTCGAAGATGACTAGGCAGGGCTCCTGCTGCGCCATGAACGCAGGGAATTGCTTGCGCGTGAGCTTCTTGCGGAACTGGACCTCCCCTGTCCGATGGGCGCCGTGGACCTGGAAAACTGCCTTTGCCAGATCAACCCCAATCATCATATCCTTCATTTCGCCGTCCTCCTTTTCGCGTGGCGTTTAACACCACAACCTTGGCACATTCCGATGCCGTCTGGGGAGGGCGGCAACCACTCCATCTCATCTGTTGAACCGTGATATGGCGGCCCGGCATGAACGATCTCCCCAACACGGAAAAACCGTCTTCTATCCGAACCGATCACGACCGTCAGACTTGCCCATTACGGGCAAAACGCGGGTTTGGGGCCTCTCCGGTCGGGCTACGCCCTCCCTGCGCGCCCCCAAACCCGCGTTCTCATCCTGATTGACGCTGGATTCTCACCTTGATTGTCGCGCTGCAGCCAGCCAGACCAATCGGTTGGTGTCGCGGGTTGGGGTGCCTTGGATTTCATGAGCCTGCCCTTCGATTTCCACCGTATCGCCCGATTCCAGCGCCGGTGCGTCCGCCAAGCGGATGTTCAACAGAATCGTATCGACCACAAACCGACCCTCGCCAAAACTGGAAAACCCGTCCGGCATCGCCCGGATGACCCGGATCGGCTGTGCCGGACCGATGCCGCTGACACGGAGCAGCGCATCGACGGCAAGGTTCTGATCCTCAAAGAGCGAATCCGTGGCCAGATCGAAGGCCGTCAATTGGCGCTGGCCGCGGTGAGGCGGACGCGGCCGGTCGTCTCGCCCGCACCGGCGCCAACTGCGAGCACCGCCACACCGACCAGCTTGTTGGTGGCGACCACGTTTGTAACGCGCGAGGTGGCGACATCCCAATAGATCAGCTGGCCGACCGTCCAGGCTTGCGAGGCGGTCTTGGTCAGATCGAAAATGCCATTCAGCGCGAGGACAAGAGGCTCGCCGATCGTGGAGGCATTCTCAGCAATGCCGAACAGTGAGCCGACCAAGACTGGTTGGCCGGACGCAATGACTGCCGTGGCCGTGAGGGTGACGCGGTTGCCCACGCCGATGAAGTTTTTCATCAGATGTCTCCTGAATTTTGAGGTTTATGGGAAGGGATCAGACGCCCGCGTTGCGGTAAAGCCCGCGCCAGTCGATGGCCTTGGAGGCGAAGTCGTGGCGGGCCTTGATCTCCATCCCGTCGACCTCGAAGCCCATCCGGGTTTCAGTGTAAACGCCATTGCTGCCATCGAGATAGGCGTACTCCACCGTGTCGATCCGGTTCGGATCGGCCGCCAGAAACCACGGATCGGCACCGGCCGCCGGGATCAGGCGCGGCTCTTCGATCGGTTCAAGGCGCCCGGCGAAGGCGTTCACGCCTGCCACGGCACTCGGGGTGGTGGCGGTGACGTTCTTACGAGCCTCGACCGACCGGCTGCCTGGAGGCGTGATCAGATAGCGCGGCTGGACCGAGATTTGCCGTGCCTCAAGGCCACGCTGGTTGCCGAAGAGGCGATAGGCTTCGGCGAGGGTGGTCTCAGAAATCGCCCCTGCCGTACCGAGATTGCCGTGACCCGCGTTGAACAGCGCCACGCCGTCGCCCATCAGCGGGTTGCTGGTCAGGATCGAATAGACCAGATCGGATTCGAGGTCCGCAGCCGAGGCCCCGAAGGCCGAGGGGATGCGGGTGAAGGCGTCGAGGTCGTCGTTGATCAGCGTCTGGCGGGTGATGCCGATGATCCGGCCATAGGTCAGCAGGGCATAGACCTCGCGGCCTTCGCCCATCGTGCCATAGGTGAACTCGCCGCTTTCCGGCACGCGCAGCAGGTCGGGCGCACCGGCAAGTTGGGTGCGCTGCACCGGACGGAAGTCGGTGATCGTCGCTTGCCGGGCCCAGGCCGTGAACGTGCGGGGCGTGCTGTCATATGCCGACCGCAGGGTCTTGTTGGCGACGTTGGCGAGGATGAACGGGAAATCCGCGCTGGAATGGTAGCCGGGCCCAGCGCGCTTTTGCAGGGCTTCGGTCGCCAGTTCCATCCGCGACAGACCTCGAGTGCTGATGCCCCGACGTTCAAGGGCATGGCGCGCCATATCGAGAAGATTGAGCCCACGGAATTCACGCGCTGCCTCTGTCAATTGATGCAGCCCGGGGGAATGGCGATGCAGCAGGGCGTCCGTCACCGCATCACGATAGGCGATTTCGGTCGCACCGCTATCGCGCGCCGCCGCAGGCACCGTGGCGCCAGTGCGGGTGCCGACGGTATCAGCCTCGGCCAGCTTATCCAGCACGGCGCCGCGGGCAGCATCGAGCGAGACCCCGCGGCCAATCAGATCGGCGGCAAAGACGTTGTCGAGACCGTGGCGCTGGCAGAGCGTCAGGATATCAGCGGCTGCGCGCTGGGCTTCGGCGCGGATCGCGTCGGCGTTCGGTGCGGCCGGGGTCGGGGCGATCACCGGCGGATCGATCGCGCGCGTGACGGATGCGGGCGCTGCCGCAGGTTGGATATCGTCGGGCATAGGGGCCTCCAAGGTTGCGTTTGTGGTGCGGGTTAGGGTGCAGGTGTTCATCGTGGCACTGCGGGTGGTGTCGGATCGGACCCGTGCGCCGGGATCGGCGCCGATCGCCACGGCGGAAATCTCCAGCGGCTCCCAATCGACAGCGCGCCACAACTCGGGCGCGCCATCGCGTTTGGTGATGTCGTAGCGATGGACGCGGTAACCGACCGACACGTTGCGGATGATGCCGCCCGCAATATCCCGAAAGATCGGCTCGACATCGGCGCGCTCGCTGAAGCGGATCGTGGCGGTGCCCTGGCCATTGGCGATCCGGGCGGAGCCGTCGACGACAACGCCCAGCACCGAATCCAGTGACCAGGCATCATGCGAGTTCAGGAACGGCGCGCCGCTGTTCAGGCGGTCCAGGCGGACGGCTGATCCGTCCAGCGACAATTCCTCATCCACTGCCTCGTCCCATAACCGGGCGCGGCGGACAATGGCGCCGGTGGTCCAGATGATCTGGACCGTGCGGGCTCCTTCATCGACAGAACCCGCGCGCACGGTCGCCATCCGCCCCTGAAGGGGCAGATCGATGATGTCTTTCGGCATGTGTTGGGCTCCGTTTAGCTCTGGCTGGGGTCTTGGGGCAGTTTGGCAGCCTCGCCGTCGAGCGAGCCGGGGTCTTGGCTTTGCACCTGCCCGCCGCGGCTGACTTTCCGCGGGTCAGAGTCGAAGATCAGGTTCATCGTATCGGCGAGCAGCGCATATTCCTGCCATTCCTCCAGCACCTTGCGCGGATCGTAGCCGCGCTTGGCGATCTGCTGAGCGATGGTCGAGAACCCGGCGCGGGTCTCCAATAGGTCGGTGGTGGCGTCTTGCAGCGGGTTGACGCTGTCGAACTTGGGCGGCGCCCACTCGACCGGGATATCTGCGGTCGGGATCAGCCCGGCGGCGAAAGCCGCGTCGCAGAACCATTGCCAAATCGGCTGGCAGAACATCGGAATGATCATCTGCCACTGCATGGCTTCCACCATCCGGCGGAATTCGTTCAGGCCGACCCGGCTAGAGGAAAAGTTCACCTGACTGAGATCGCCGGTCATCAACTCGTAAGGGACCCGCCAGCCCGCCGCGATGATGTGCAGCTGGACGCGGTGCCATTCGTAAACGCCTGCAGTGGAGGCGGGCTGGTTGAACTTGATGTCCTTGCCGCCACGGGCATAGGCGATCAGCCCGGGTTCAAACTGCTCGATCCGATTTCCGTCGGCATCCTGAACGACGGGAGCGATCGATTGCTGGGTTTCGTCATCGCCAAACACGATGCCGACAAGGCAGGCTTCGGTCTTCTTGCGCACCAGCTCGGCACGCTGCCAGTCGTCGACATCGCGCAGGGCTGCCATGGCCGGGGTGCCCCAAGGCACGCCGCGCGATTGCACCCGCTGGCGTTCAAAGAGATGTGCGACACGGTCGGCTGGAATGCGGACAGACTCGAACCGACGGCTGAACACCGGGGCCGCATCGCCGGGATGATCGGGATACATCCAGTAGGCCGTGCGCCGCCCGGCGCTGTCATGTTCAATGCCATAGCGGATGCGGGCCCCACCAGGGCGATCTTCGAACTTGGCGGCATCGAGGTGATCGGCCTCCTTCAATTCGATCTGCAAGGGCACGACAAGTCCGGCCGAGCGGGGGCGGCGCACGCGCAGGGCGAAGACATCACCGCCTTCGATGGTTTCTCTCATTGCCAGTGATAGGAGCCCGTGGAAATCGGTGTGGCCATCGGCATCGCACTGATCCGCCCAGCGCGCCCAGAGGTCGTCCACCAGTTTGTTCAATGCCTTGTCGGCGCCAGCAGCTCGCGGCCGAATGCCGGTGCCCACTAGGCTATTGACCAGCACGGCGACGGCTTTCGCGGCGAGTGGGTTGTTGCGGACCAGATCGCGCATCCGGTCGCGCAGGATCGGCGCGGCGAGCCCGATTTCGGCATCAGCCGCCTTGCCAATGGTGGTCCATCCGTCCGTCCCGCGGCCTTTCGCCGACCCGTCATAGGCCCGGCGCAGATTGCCCAGCGCGATCCGGGCGGCGTAGCGTTGCGACGCGGCACGCGGCGAAATCAACGCCACCGCTCGGTCGATCAGGCCCCAGCGGATCACGGGTGGGGTCTTGGTATTCACCGCACACCCCGGCGAAAGCTGGCAAAGCCTGCGACGGGGAGCGGCGAGCCGGTGATCTGCGCCATCTCGCTTTCGATGATCCGAACACGCGAGAGCAGATCGGCGGCATTGCCATATTCCACCGTCCGGCCGTCGGACGTTACGCGCAGGGTGCCTGCGGCATAGGCCCTCTTCAGGGCGTCGAGTTCAGCTTGTGTCCAGGCCATGTCAGAACCATTTCTTTCTCGTGCCCATCCAGGGGGCGGCTCGTTTTGCGGTTGTCGGCGGTGCGGGCCGGTTCGGCTGCCCGGCGGGCGGAGCCTCCAAGGGCCCAGCTGGTCGGTCGAGTTGCCCCTCAAGCTGTTCCCAGCGCTGATTGTCCCAGCGATCGATCCCCATCAGCCAGGCGGCGGCGCGGGCATAGACCCGGCAATCCAAGGCCTCGTTGCGTTCGCGGGTCTGCTGCCATTCCAGCCGCTGAAAACCCTGCCGGGTCTTGATCGTCATCAGTTGCTCGGCGGTCAGCTGCTTCATCCATTCCGCCGTGGTGCCTTTGGGGATGTGCACAAACCCGTGCGGCCACTCGGCCCCATCGGCCAGTTCCTCGTCGGTGGGCGCGATAAGGCGCAGAAACCGGTAGGTTTCCGATTTGAACACTGCCCCGGCCACTTTCCAAAGCTGCACGCCGCGGCGCAGTTTCCGCCCGGCTTCGGTGACTTCCACATAAGTCGGCCCATCCACCGGCGTAGAGCGGTCAAACCCCGCCACACCCTTGATTGCGATCACCTGTCCACGCCCGGCTGCGCGAACCC